GTTTGTTGCCAAGGAAGGAGTGAGAAGTTGAGGTCAGACATTTTTTGTTTCTACATCAGTCACATCTTGCAAGGGTTCAATCTCTACGCCACCAATGCCTGTGATGTTGATGGTAACGGCATTCCTTTGCTTGCCTTCTTTCTCAAACAGACTGACAGGAAGCATCCTATCCATACAGAGTTTGAGCATAGCCGCTTGTGCAGGGTGTTCGTCATTCATGGCAATCTCAATTGCTTTGTGAACAACATTAGAACCTGCACTGTTTATCAGGAGGTCTTTGAGTTCTTTGATGCGCTGAACTTCAGTCTTTGGCAGGAGAGCCGCAGGTCTTTCAGCATAGGTAGCCATAGTGAACTTCTTGTTCACAGCACCCTTGGGGCGACCCTTTTTCTTTAGGTTGTTTGGCAGTGCATCAATCACATTCATACTTTACCCAGTTATGGAAGTTTGGTGAACTATACATTGTTTGACAAGTGGGGTAAACCCTAGTACATTCTTCACGGGGCCATCACCCAGCCCTCTATGCGGTGGAACCGACCAATTAGGATAATCGTAGCGAGTCAGGCGACTCTTAAGTAACCCCCCATCATTCGGGATGAATCATGGCAAGGTGAACAGGAAATGTAGTCTGAGCCACTTGTCTGACAAACAAGATACTGGTTAGCTTAGATAAACAAGAGGTTCACTTCTGAAAAGAAGACCAACCCTCACGGGTGCCTGAACTCGTCTATACCCTACCACTACCCGTCTGTAGCACCTTCTTCCTTCCCAACAAAAGCTAGTCATTTTTGTAGGTAATGCTAGGTTGGCTTTTTTAGTGGATAGGGGGCACCACAAAATCTCTCACACCACACACACCCCCTCCCCCCCTACAAACTCTTAAGGGTAAACCCTAATAGGGTAAGTACCTACGGGTAAACGAGTAAGGGTAAACCCTATGAGGGTAACTACTAATAGGGAATACCCTGAGAATTAATTAACCGACTGGTCGGTCGGGTTATGCGTAAATTGCATGAGCACCTTTATCAGGTAACCTGACTAATTATCTTGGACAGACAATCAGGGTAAACCCTAACCGATATCGTTCCACATTATGAAATATTTAATGTTAATTTTCCATGATGTGATATTTAGTTAGACAAAAGGGATGGGTAAACCCTTGTTAGGGAAATCCACTAGCGTTGATTTATAACGATATTTTAGGGGTTGGCATGATTCTATTATGCTTATATTGTGAGAGCATCGAAAAACTCTCATTGTTTAACAAACTCAATAGGTGTCAATATGAAAACAACCCGCGCAGAATATCTCAACTTCTTCACCAACTGGCTGCACTACCAATTCCCAAGGAATGCGGACATTGTTCACAATGTACTCATTACCCGTGAGGTACGTTTGATCGTGGATACTGATAGTGAGGCGGCATATTGGGGTGATCGGGATTGTTGGACTATGCACGACATGGCTAACAAACGCATTCAAGCTCGTGCCATTGAAGCGGTGACGGCATGAGAGACATCATCACCGCCTTGGTTATCGCCTTCGCGGTATGGGGGCTTTTTGCCCCTATCATTTAACTTCATTCAATCAATAGGCTTTCAAATGAATCAATATCTTACTTTCACCAATGAGCAAACCGCCCGAGATTATCGGCATGAACATGGCACTGGTGGCTGGATTTTTGTCCCTGAAAACGACAAACCCATGTTTTACCCTTTCCATGATGTTATTTTGTTTCCCCCTGAATTTAGCCCTAGTGCCATCTTCAATCACCCTTTCACCAAGGGTCGCACTGGTAAATTGATCGGGGCACAATGATGGATTACCAAGACAAAATCGTTGTTATCGGTTCGGCCCTGGCTTTCATGGCCTTGGCTTTCATTCTCTGGACATACTGAAAGGCTTTACATCATGAGCACACACCTACACAAAGCGCCCACTTATCGTCATCCCATCACAAAGGCCAGAGCAATGATTTTCCCAATATGGGGAACAAATAAATTTTATCTTGATTTATTCCCATATAAGAGCAAACAAGGCAGGTTAATCATTGAGGGCCATCGTTCAGAGTGCATCGATTGGTTAAAGGCCAACGGGTTTAACGCATAAAACCAAGGCTTAAGGGGATTATGTCCCCTTCGGCCTGGGCTTTGGCCTGGGGTCTCATTAACTTTTAAAAGGCTTCACATGAAACAGAGATATATTCCCCAAGGGTATACATTGATCGCCAAAGATGAGCGATTTGGGTTTGAGGTTTATCAATCAAATAGCCCTCGAATTGTTGCAATGGCATTTGGTGGAAAGCGCACCAAACCCGATTGGCATTTTCAATTCAAAGATGAAACACGATTGAAGGCCAAAATTGAAGAAACCTTGCAGGGTTTCATGCAATCGGTTCAATTAAAGGCCGATTTGAAGGCAAAGCGTAGCCAACCTAACAATGTGCAACTGGGCGATATTTTTAGGGCATCATGGGGCTACGATCAAACCAATATCGACTATTACGAATGCACTAGGGTTATCGGGGCCATGATTGAAATCTGTGAAATTGGGCAAATGAGTCAAGAAAATGGCTTTATGTCTGGCGAGTGTGTTCCAAGCCCAGGCCATTACATTGGCAAACCTATGAAGAAAATGGTTTCAATGTGGAATGATGAACCCAGCGTGAGAATTGCAAGCTATTGCAATGCTTACCGCATGAAACCCATTGCAAAGGTTGGCAATAAACCATTGTTTGCCGCATCCCATTGGACAGCATACGCTTAAAAAGGAATCAACAAAATGGAATCAATAATTGCAAAATCATATATCGCCAATCAGATATTGAAGGCTTTGCCTTTGCCATTAGATGACAATAAAAATGGTGAGATAAAAATAAAAATACATTCAGACAGGGGCGAAACAAATTGGCTCAATATAACCCCTGCAATCATGCGAAAAATTGAATTTTATTTGCTTGAAGATGAGATTAAAGGGGAAAACCCTTGATCTATGCAACCCTTGCACTAATCCTCCGCATCCTAACCCGTAAAAAATGAAAGGCTTTGAAATGTTAAACGATATAAAAATTGAATTCTTTGAAGATCATAAATTCAAAAATAAAACTGGTGAATTGAAATTGTGCTTTGCTGATTTTGCTCAATTGGGCATCATTGTGCAAGCTATTAGGCAAGCCCAAAACGACAATAACAACACTTGCCACTTCAAAATCATTGCAGAATCTTTAGATTTCTGAAAGGCCCACAATGACAAGAGAATCACTATTGGAAATGTATTTTGATTATGTCAATAATTATTTGACTATCGAAAAATTCGCAGAACATCGGGGTTTATATGTCAATGAAGCATTGATTCTGATTGATCTTGCAAAACGATGTTTAGCATCACCACACCCAGACTCATAAGTTAATAACCACTAACTAAGACCCGCCTAGTGCGGGTTTTTTCTTGCCCTTTTTAAGCCCTTGCAATCCCTTCGACATAGGGTGCATTGGGTTGACCAACAAAAGCCCCTTAAAAGCCCTTTTAAGCCCTTTGGCAAGCCCTTTTGTGGTCAATCATCATCTTGGTTTGGCAGCGTGGTCACAAGGCCCACAAAATTTAGATTCATTTCAGGGTCTAGGCCACAGTTAAAAAAGTGTGCTGCCCAATCAATAGCTATCTTTCCGCCTTGGTTTAGGTTTCCATTTCCAAGGGTTTCCAGAATTAACCTTTGTTCGGCACTAAGGTCTAGGGTTGTGTACCTTGCCCCTGGTTTAATCCCTCTTGCCATTTATTTGGTCTTTCCAGTAAAGTGCGATCAATAATGCCTCCGCCCTGTTTCCGTCTTTCTTTCTTGTCAGTTTTGCTTCAGGCCAAAATGATCGGGCTAGGTCTAGGCTTTCGTTTTTATCGCTTGTCAGGTGGAAATAAGCCTTCCAACGCTGGGGGCTGACCAGCGAAAATGGATAGCCAGTTAATTCAGCAACTGCCGATATAACACCAACTGCCCTCGCAAATTGGAATGTGCTGGCAACCCCTTGCCCTGGCATTGAATGCACTGATTCCATGCATATCTCTGCACCTTCCCTTGGATCAATGCACCTTAACACCATGTTTTTGAATACAAGTGGCAATATATTCTTATCTTTATGTTCGATCATAAAAGAATCTAAATAATCGCCATTTGAATCCAATGCACCAACTGCGCCGGATATGCTACCTGGGTCAAGACCGATCCAGACCATTATTGTGCTCCTTCATGGTGTTGATTAAATCGGTGGTTATCCCAAGCCATAGGTATGTCGGGCATGACTCCAGTTCCTGCGCCCTGTGCCATGCTTGTCCCTTCCACCCTGGTTGCTTGGCAAGGTGAACAAGCCATGCTAATGTCTCCTGATACAACCAAGGCTCTGTTGACAATGTACTGCGGGACGGCAAGCCCTTGTTTTCGTTTGTTGAGCAAGTGGTGGGCTTCATCTTTGGTCATGTGAATAATAACTCCTGAGTCTTTACTGAATTACCAGCGTTATATTTTTCTGATTCGCCTTTTGGGTAAGGGTGGATTTCATAACGCAGTTGGTCTTTTAAGGTCTGTTTTTGTTTTCTGCTACCAACAAAATAAATATATCTGTGTTTGGCACTGCGATTTATTCTATTTTCAGAATCTCCAAAATTATGCCTTGAATGCTTGCCATCAAGTCCAGCCATGTCTGTTCGTTCTTTTGTTGTTCCAGTGAAAATGAAGTTTGTTGCCTGATAGACATACCCAACATGGTTCATCTCAGTGTCGGCATAAGAAACCACAATGCTTGGCTTTGGCAACATTTGCAGACTTTGACCAACCAGCATAGATGCGGCATTTTTCAGGCCATCTTCAATGCAAAGGCGGTTCAACTCCAAAACAATGTCTTTGTTTTCTGGCCCACAAACACCCATGCACAGGAAAGGACTAGCTGGCAACCCATAAGTCACGATGCCAACTAGCCTTGTGTCATACAAACCAAAAGCATGAATTATTTGAGGCATTCGCTTGGCATAATGTTTTTTCAGAATCCAAGGTTCAGCCTCAAAAGGCTTTATGGGCAAAACCTTCATGTGTTTTTTTCTTTTAGTTTTCGCTCAACTGTTGCGCCATAGAAAACCCAATCAGCACTCATACAACCGCATTCAATTGCAATTTCGGTGTGTTCTTCTTCTGTCAACCCAACCCACTCACGCCGTGGCTCAAATTGAGTGACCATCTTTTCTTTGAAGGCTTCATAATAATCCCCTCGTTCCATCAATGTGGTCAAAACATGACCATTGCCAACTGTGTGGTTATCCATGATGAACTCTGCATATTGGTTGTCCAACTGATAACCATCCATTGCTTGCTCAAATTGTTGCTCTGTCATGTTACTTTTCCTTTCAACGCATTTCTGATTTGTGCCATGATTTCTGGCGGTGGTGGGCCTGTGTGCTTTTTGTCTTCATCCAGCTTGAGTAACGCAGGATCACGGCCTTGAATGGGTGCAACAGATACCCTCGCCATGTCGCCAAAGGTGGGCTTTGGTAAAACCCACTCAGCTTTGAAACCTTGCCAATTTCTTACAACTACTTCCTTCAAAGCATCCTCAAGGCTAAACCCAGCCTTGTCAGCTTCCTTTTGGATTCCATCAATCACCAACTGAGTGACCTGGGCTTTCTTTGACTTTCGATGATTTACGAATTCCTGCCAAACAGATTGTGAAACGCCGTCAGGCGCATCAGCGGTTTTAGTCTTAGTTTCTGTTTTAGTTTCTGTTTCGGTTAAAGGTACATCTGTATACGGATGCTTTGCACTTGTATGCAACTGTATGCAACTGCCATCCATGTCTGGATACTTGCTCTCTTTTGCCCTTGGGATGTTGTCCCACTTGCACATTTGCAATGTAGTTTTAGATTCAGTTTGATAAATAAGTATCAATCCAGAATCTTTTAGTTCAATCAGCAAGTCCTTGCACTTGTTTATCGTGATTGATTCTTTGACTGGATAGCAGTTCGCCTTAATCATGGCGGGTCTTGCGTCAAAACGACCAAAGTCATCAACTGTTACTAACAGTCTGTAAAACAATGTCTCTGCAAGTGGGGATAATTTGTCGATAGATTCGCTGTCACGAATCCCAGGCTTTAGATACCTAGTAGGCATGGTTTTTCCTTCGCTGTCCTCCACTAAAGGAAACGATCGGCAGGCGGGGAGGCTCGCTTTTCGATGGAGTAGCTACTCCCCATCTAGCCGGGTTTCCAAACATCATATCAGACTTTGTAAATCTGACTGTCGCCAAAGCGACTTGGGTATTTCAAGAAGTCATAGCAACCACGGCGCTGGACATTCCTACGCAATTCCTTGCCATCATAGATTTCTTTGACAGACCCATTCTCAATCCGCATAGCTGCACCACTGATGGCCCTGTTCATCTCCATGCGTCCATATTCAGTCAGATGCCACTTTTCTTGAAAGTTGATGACATAGCCAAACCTCTCAAGTTCAGGCAAGTACCTTTGATAGTGAAAGCTGACAGAGTTGTTGTCTGTGTGGCTGTGGGTCATCTCAAGCATTGACCTGGGGCCACTTGATAGGCGCTTGAGCAAGGTTCGATGGGTGAGGTTTAAACGCATTTGCTTGTCTCCAAAAACGCCAGTATGATGGGTTTTATAGTTTTTTGCACTAGGGAAAACACCTATTCCCTGCATCTTTTTTCTGTGCGAAAGTTCTATCACTGCAATAACGCAGTGGTCAACAGGAGTTACGAATGCCAACTGATGATGAAAAATTCAAATACGAGTGCTGGGCGATTGTCCAGGAGTTAGACCCAGATGACATTGCTGATGCCATTGCAGACAGCGTTGCTCTGGTGGAGGCCATCAAAGCAAACCATGCTGAAGATGTTGCAAGTATCGTGATGAACAGAGTAGAACTCAAGGTTCGGCGTAGGGCTGAACTGCGAGTGTTTGATGTTGTCAAGACCCCATGGGTGGATGACATTGAAGAACTCCAGCACTATCGCAATCTCCGCATTGAACGAGTCCAAAAAGCCCTTGATGAGCGAAAGATCATGGAAGCTAAAATGGATGGCCCTTTTCAACAAATGTTTGATGAGTGAGGACAATATGAAAATGAAATCACGCTTGCAAGACATCATTGGAGACAATCAAGATGAAACTTTTGACGATTGCGATCAAACGAGTCCTATCCTATTTCGAGATTGTGACTTTGCAACCCAGCTTGCCTATCTTGCTGAGAGACAAAACACCAGCAAGGATGACCCTGCCAACCCTGGCAATCACAGACCCTAAATTCGTCTACAAAAATGCTTCTTGCACAGACATAACTCAAACATTTCAAAAGGCTAAAGATGAGCGACTTCAACGATTACGCAACGATGCTGATAGCAATCGAACAAAAGACCAAAGCACTGGAGAGCAAGTGTCTAAACAAAAACTACGCAGGGTTCACGGGTGACATAACTGCAATCCAGCATGAACTTACTATGCTGACAATGTGGATCACACAAGCCCAATGTGAACAAGTTAGGGAAAACACCTATAGAATTCTCAACAAAGTCTGATTAAATCTTAATTTTCAACAGGAGTTACAAATGACCTCAACAACAATCGGCACATTGGTAGACAGAAAAGAAGCAATCAATGCGCTTCTCGCCACCAATGTCAACAATCACACAGAGAAGAAAAACAATCTCACATACCTTTCATGGGCATGGGCTTGGGCAGAGGCTTTAAAGGCTGATTCAAGCGCCACCTACAAGGTGGAGATGTTTGGAGACAAGTGCTTCATGGACATTAACGGCACTGCAATGGTGTTTGTAACTGTCACCATGTTTGGCAAGCCAATGACCTGCCAACTGCCTGTGATGGACTATCGCAACAAGGCAATTCCAAATCCAGACGCATTTGCTGTTAACACTGCCATCATGCGTTGCATGACTAAGGCTTTGTCATTGCATGGCCTTGGTTTGTACATCTATGCTGGAGAGGATATTCCAGAGGGTGGCGCAACAATCAAGCCCACAGATGGAATCATTGTTGACAAGAGCAGGGAAAACATCATTGCGGATGTTGCCATTGCTGTTCAAGATAGATTCGAGGCAAGCGATTTGATCGGGGCTTATGAAGAATACCTGGGCATCACTGACCAGGAAGAGAAGGTGGCTCTGTGGGCATTGCTTCCAAGTAATGTGCGTAGTGCATTAAAAAAACATGGCGAATCATTGAAAGGCTAATATGGAAAAGAAAGACAACTCAGGCGTACTTTTTAAGAACGACAAAAAGGAATCAGCTAACCAGCCTGATTACAAAGG